ATTGCCGTCGAGATCATGGCCCATTTTTGTAACAATCCGAATAACATGTTCGCCGGCGGGTGATTCAATGGGATATTTGCCGATCTTCTTGATATGGATTTCCTCATTGCCGGCCCGATTTGCTTCTTTTTTGGCGTCCGGTCCATTCGGCGGCCAGAATGCTGTCTCAACTGCATTCTTGGCTTCCTGGCTTCCATCTGTTAACGCATGAAGGAATCCATTTACACGACCAGCTTGACTCTTGATGATATTTAAGCCATCCCAGATCGGGGCACCGTAATATTGATATGATGTGTCCTTTAAACCAGTCGAACCAGCCCCGCCGCATATCTCCAACAGGACGGCAATACGTGGTTTACCTTTGTTCTCACCCTCCTTGTTGATCTTGCCTACGGTCATCCGCTTAACTTTGGCTACATAGCTGCCCTTGGGCGGGACTGGCCCCTCATATTGGCTGAGTCCTGCACCCCAGGCTTCCTCGCCTTTGCCTGAGATATCCCATTTCAACTTAATTTTAATCACCTTCCTCGTCTGCGCCGACGCCCACTGTGAGCAATTCGACGCCTTCAGTTTTCCTCAGCGGCTGCTTTGGTTCTGGGTTTTGCGGAACTGCTCTTGGCTCTGGTGTCGGTTTTGGCCCGACTTCAAGGAGTTCACGAATTTCCTTGAGAGACAAGTTGACGGTACGCGGTTCTAGGCACAATGTTCGATCCTTGGCCATAACCGTCTTGCTGTTCGTCCACTGGATGACTCGGACTTCTTCCCAATTATCTTTGCCATCAATCACAACTTTACGTTTCGCAATTCGCATCTGGCCAAAGCTAGTCATCCACGACGCGACAGCCTTGGCGTATTGCGTTCCTTTTCCTTGCATCATCGGTAGTACAACCTTATTGCCCTCCTCATCTTCCTCATCTTGCTGAAGTGCAGTAAATATCACATTCACAGGCAAATCGCAGAATGCTTTGACCATCTTACGCACCTTCTCGAAGTACGGCATATAGTCTTGTATTTGTGGTACATCTGGATCACGCGAAGGATTCATCCTCACGCCTTCATTAAGAATGTGTCGCATACACATCTGTTGCATCTCGGTTAAAGAGTCCAACGCGATCCAATTAAATGGAATAACCTCTAATGATTCCAGCCATTTGTAAGCTTGTTGTATATCAGACCAGCCGTGAATTTGCCACTTCTTCGCTGTTGATCCAAGTCGCTTAGCTGAAATTGTACCGTTATCTTCGGGTGCGATGAACAACACGTCATCATCACTTCCTGCGAAAACAGTTTTCCCAACTCCTGGGTCGGCGTAAACGAGAAGATTAACATACTCGTCCTCATCCTGAAGGCTGATAATATTGCTAGGTAATTCTACCATGCTAGTCTTTCCCTTGTATCCGGTTGTTCTGACATCTTGATAATATATGCATCTAGTTCATCTACCCTCTCAACAATATAATCGGCATCACTTTTAGCTATTCTACCAAGCGCCGCTAGGCGCAAGACTCTAGCCCTGAAAGTGGCGAGGTCATCCCGCCCACGATCTTTTAGTCTGGCTACCATCCTCTCCCACTTTCTTGCTGTTGATTGCCCCTTCTCTGTGGTCTTCGTATGGATCGAACTTCTTCATCGTTGTTGATATGAAGTATTCGGTGTCGCCACCACTTTCGTCTAGCTCACACAAGTCGAAAAACATGCAAAAATAACAGTCTCTTTGAGGAGTCTTCAACAGCGGCATGCGTCCGGTTCGCACGTCATCCATAACGCGTGCTTCTTCACTAATTCTAACAATCTGTCTCTGTCGCTCTTTAGAAGTACGAGGAACGAAGTGTCTACCAAAAAGTGGGACAGGTTGCTTTTTTGAGACTGTACCGTCGAGATTAAGGCATTGGCCATCTTCATCACGCGGTCTTTTATCGACTTTGCCTTTGCGAATAAAGTTGTATTCCATACCGACAATAGACTCATGAGGTTCAATTAGTCCTTGGTGTCGTAGTGCTGTTGTTCCTACAGCGAGATAAGTACCGGCTTGTTCATCTAACGTGAGGTGATGCGTAACTATCGCTTGACATGTTTTATGATCTACCATCTTAACTTGATTATCATTAAGATCACGCAAACAGAGATCAAAAGTACCCACGAGGCGTACCATAGGATGGTACCCACGCGCACCTTTCTCTGAGACGATCGGCTTGTATCTGACGTCTGGGATAATAACATCAAAGCGCCGTTCAGCATCAAGTATATACCAATGAGGGTCACCACGATAAGTGTCGACATACTCTTCCATTAGTCCGACGCCAAGCTCGTGAAAGTCTTCCCACTTTGCGACTTCTTCGTCGTTAGTGTACTCAATTGTTTTGACCGCTGCTACTTTATTCTTAGCTAGATCATCGAACGTATCAGCTGGATGTGGCCCGCGTATATCGCCGGGTATATAATATGCCGCTAATGCTACGTGTACTATACTACCGAAATCAGCGGCATCTTTCTGTTCTACGATAGGTCTGAGACCAAGAACATATTGTTGAAACCATGCCCAATTACATCGTTTAAACGCTGCACGTTCACTTTGCCTAAGTAGGGGTAGTTCCTCAATTTTCAAGGTATTTCTCCAAGCTTCCACCATGGAGTGATGAGTAATTTCTCCAGCCGGGTATGAATTTGTCATATGCCTTCCGCCATGCGAATCTGATTTTATGGGTTTGATGGCCAGATATGAAATCCGGCCATTTCTTATACACCCTATCGTACCACGGCGGGACATCAAACTCTGGGTCGATGTTTTTGGTACCACAATAATCACTTAACCCGCCAGGTGCGTAGCGCGGGCCAGTGGCTGTGGAATATGTCCCACAATGTATCATCCATGGATAGCCGGCCTGGAGACCACGTAATGCGAAGTCATTATCCTCTAAGCCATCGAGATGACTATCAAAATTACCTATCTCTAAGGCATTCTGCACATTTATCGCAACTAGCTTAAACGTCAGACTCGGTAGCAGAATCAGATCGTCACGTTGCTTAACGCTTGGCCCCAGAACCAGATCATGGTAACTGTAACGCGCCGTTATGCCCAGCACACGATGGTGGCGGGCGGCCTCGGCCATCTCAAGCATGTTATGCTTTGGTCTCATATCATCGTCAGCCATGATTATGGATTCAAGACCGTAAGAAGCGGCAAGGCTAATCAGGAAGTTCCTGGTATGGCCTATGCCGCCGTTTTTATATGGAAGTTCGTGGATATTGGAGTCAGCGTTAAGTTTATCGTCGTACATGTTAAACTCGTTAGGCTCAACGATGAATGTTACGCGAAAGCCTTGGTCTTGCCAAATTTGGGCCGTCTTGTTTGCAGATTCCCAGCGACCACGGCTAGGAATGTAAACTTCTTGTGCCATTACTCCCCACCATGCACTGGGTCGGCTTCGCTCATGCCACAAACAAGGCACTCCTCACCATCGCCTATTTCGCCACCTTCTTCACATTCACAATTGGATTCCCCTTCACCGCATTCGAGACAGACCTGTTCCGGTTCAAAATCGTGATCATATTGATCATCGTCAGTACTTTCGCCGTCACTGATTTCTTCATCACCAGAATACATGGGCATTTCTATCCTCTCATTGTTTTGTCATAATGGGTGAACTGGAGTCTACAGGGAGGGAGATGAACCCCTTCAACATGACCTCCCTGTAGACACCACTACACCCGATCATATATGTTTCCAAGTCCTGCGCAAAACTATACTTTTTACTCCGTCATTCGTCAAACCGAAAAGATCACCCAATTCTTTTTTTGTATATTTACCAGTTGCATACATCTCTCTCAATTCTAAAACTTCATCTTCGGTGACTTTACTGTTACCATTCATTTCACCCAATGTAGATTTATCATAAAGAATATGACAACGTTTACAACGAGGCTCATATTCATTAGGGTCATTGCCGTCTTTACCATGAATAGTAGACCAATCTACTGCCTCATCATCACAATCTATACATTTATGTAGCTTTGCAGGACCTTTTGCTCTGGAAACCATATTGTGTAAGGCTTTATATTTCATATTGCGATTCCAATATAGTTACCAGAACACCCAGTACGTCGTGGCAGGTGCCGTACTGGGGTCTGGGGCAGATTCGGGTTGCCCATCTGCCTTGGGCGTTTTAGAAGCTGCCGGCGCTTTGGCCTGCGGCTACTGGCTCACCCTCGTCGCGAGTGCGAAGTCGACCGCGTGGTTTGCGAGTCTCACCATCGCTGGTTGAGTCATCACCATCGGCGCCACTTTCGGCGTCAGCTTCGGCCTTGGCTGCCTTGGCGTCTTCGCGCTCCTGACGCCGCTTTTCCTTGGCCTCTTCATCTGCCTTCTTTTTGGCGTCGCGCTCTTTGCGATCCTGTTCGCGCTTTTCAGCTTTGGCCTCGCGCTCCTTCTCACGTTCGGCATTGCGCTCTTTGCTTTCCTCGCGAACACGCGCAGCGTGTTGTGGCTGCCATTGCTTGTGGAAGTGGGCAGTGGCTGCAGCATGCCAATCCTCGAAGTCGGGATAGCCATGATCACGAATGTACTGCGCGAAATCCTGCATCGCAGGACTCGGGTTCTCTGGGCTGTAACGCCTATTGCTGCCTTCTTCTGGCATTTGAAACTCCTTACTTTGACTGGGTCTTTTCTCGACCTATTACATAATTTTACTCCACCAAATGGGTAAAGTAAAGACCTAATTCATACTTATTTTTTAGCTGTTTATGCCGGTGGTACCTCCTGTAGTCTTACGCGGGTTCAACCGCATACGTCTAAGGACGGCGTTTGGACCGCCGTCAATCCGCATGGAGCGCAAACCAGAGCGCGCCATACGAAACTTTAGCAAGCGTTCATGCTCTTCAATCATCTCCATGTTGACTATACGCTCCATGTGCTTGCGAAGTTCGTCAGCGTCAGGCTGTGGCGTAGAGAATCTCCAGACTGAAAACATAACCAACCCGCCCGTTGCGCAGCCTGCGACGTAATAGCCAATTTCTTCGATCATTCGCCGGCCAATCTCTTAGCCACGTCGAGTCCTCTGGCTCCATCCAAAATGGACTTGATGCTGAACTCAGCCTCCATATTGACTTTCGCGATGTGCTCCTCAATTGAACGCTTTGAGAATACTTTCCATATTGTTACTTGGTGTATTCTTGATAGTCGGTGTAGCCGATCCTCAACTTGCTCTTGATCGGATGCATTCCATGTCTCATCTAGAAGAACAAGCTCATCGGCAGCGTCGAGAGTCAGACTCACACCACCTGCCGTAATGGTCAGGAGCAGAACACGAACAGGAGAAGTTGGATCATTCTGCCAATCATTCTTGATTTCTTCTCGCCTCTTGTCTGGCGTATCACCAGTGAACTTATGGCTTAGAATTCCATCTTTCGCAAGTTCAGCCGCGAAAGCGTCAATGAGCTTTGAGAACTGACTGGCAACCACAATCTTAGGCAACTCCTTGAGAGACTTATCTGTAATTTTGCCTGTGGCCTCTGGGTGTATACTCTTATCAATGCCACGCTCATCAAGAAATTCAAAGAGCCATTCATATTTATTACTTGGCATGGTTGGTATGAAGACTCCATCATCATTGAGCTTCCCATACGAGCCTGCAAACTGTTTAAGCCTCGTGAGTTCGGCCAGGATGCCGGTGGTTTGTAGGATTCCGCCTTCCAATTCGGCCTGTGCCTTACGCTCAATTTCTTCATATGCCCTCAATTGGTCGCCTTCCATAGGAAGCCAAATGGTATTGTAAATCTTCGGCGGGAGGTCAGCAGCCACTTCAGCTTTTGTTCGCCGAATCATTACACTGCTTGCCTCTTTGTACATCGCGTCGTGATCGATGACTCCACCGATAACCATACCATAACGATTTTGGCTCGTGTAGAAATGCTCATCAATCCAACGCCAATAGGCGCGGAATAGGTCTGGCCGAAGCCAATTGAGCTGGCCCCAGAGATATTCCTCTTTGCCTCTGAACGGAGTTCCTGAGAGCGCGATTCGCAAACCATCCTGTTTGGACTCTAGCGCGCCCAGACCAAGCTTTTGCGCTGACCATTTCTTGCGATTGCCTGATCCACCAGCGATTGTCTGGTGAGATTCATCAATGATCATAGCCGCCCATTTAACCTGGAAGAATTCTGGTACACACTCACCTACTGGTTTGATGATCTTCTTGCTTTTGTCATCATACCGATAGTTGTTGAACTCATCCAGTTCGGCTTTGATTCGTACATAATTTGGACTAGTGATAATCCAAACACGCTTACCGTTATCGCGGGAATCAACGACGGCTTGCATCATATCCATTACCCGATCAGTGGGCGTTAGATGTGCGCCGATAACTGTAACAGGCTCATCTGGAATCCATTTTTCTAGCTCTTGCGGCCATGTAAGCTTCGCTGCATTCTTAGGCGCGATGACGAGGATCGGTCCTTGTATGCCCGCCTCAATGATTGCTGCAATTGACTGGATTGTTTTACCAAGGCCCGGTTGATCAGCAACAAGGCAGCTTCGGTTTCTTGCGGCGAAAGCTGCGCCAACACTTTGGAAAGGTCGCTGTGTAATCGCTCCCCATATGTTTGGATGGCTGCTTCTAACTTCAGGAAGGTCAACGAGGGCCATTGATTGGACATCAGGGATTGTCTCCTGTCGCGCCTTTTCTTGAACTGCCCACGCAGCCAATTCCGGCGCTATCTTGATCTGAGCATCAAACTTATTTGCTAGTTCACGCGTCTTTGTGCATGTGTCCCAATGTATAGGGAATAACCAGACACCTTTGTCCTTATCCCAACGAGCCGGCCCAGGCAACTTTGCCTTGAGCAGCCGATTTAGACCTGGATCGTAGCCATCAAGCTTAATCCAGATTCGGTCATCGACCAAGCCCATCATCCATTGTCTGCTCATCACGCTCCTTTCTCCTATTCTTAGTCTACCTTACTAACCTTTGTTAGTAAAGGGTTCAGCTAAACTACTTGAAAGTGGTCCCAGTCTGGCTTCACAGTCGGCGTAGTTGTTGGCGCTGGCGCTTTTGGCGTAGGCAACGGTTGGTATATCACCGTCGGTGTTGCCGGCGTTATGGGCTTGAGTGGCGGGACTTGGTGATGCGGAAACTCTGCTGAGTTCACAATAACGAATGCCCATGTTGCTCCAGCTACCCACGTAAGTGCTAATACTTTGCCTATCATGATACATTTACGATTGCATCAAGATACACAGAGTGGAAACCGAAATCACCACAGAAATGTATGATTGTTCTGCCCTCCTTATTTGCTGTAACCTTAAACTGCCTTGGTAAAATACGATCCGTCTGAGGCTCGCCGCCGAGAGCGCTTGTCCATGTTATAGAGTCACCTACGAGTGCACTTGCAATATCGTCTTCACTCGCGTCCTCTAGGTAATCTAGCAGGGCTTTGCTCGGCCCTAGCCCGTTCGGAGAGCTCATGCGCGGTTTACCGTCGATTCTCCGGCGCTCTCGAAGATGCGCATTCATCTTAAAGAAAAAGTGACCATAGCGTCCATGGCAAAGGCGACACATCGGCCAATAATTAGCAATATTACCTGTATCGGTGTTATGTTCATGTGACCAGTCTTCAGCAATCTTGTTACATGAAACACAATAATACTCACTTGCTCTGCCATAGGTATTTTTTACAGATTGGTGAATAGTCTTATATTCATAAGAATCCAAGTACCCCTTTGGTTTTCCTTTTGTACTCTTTCGCCGATGTGCTCGCATTGCTCGTTCGGCATTAGGAGTCTCTTGAGCCAGTTTAGCTGCCATACTGATGTTCCTGCACTTTATGCGATTACCGCCGAGAGTGTAGAACACTTCAGGCCATGGAATAGGGTTATTCCAATACGCTTCGATCTTTTCATTGTCCCTTTTTGCGACTAGCGTAATGTCTCCGGTGTCTGGATCCTCTTGCCAAGACCCAGACCAGCCGAACTCTTTGATGAATTTCCCGAAATTGTTTGCTTTGTCCTTTGGAGTTGACCCTTTAGAGTGGTATCCAGAAGGATTGCGAACGATTCCCCTACTCACTTTCGTTGGCCTCCACCAAGGCGTTACACCGCCGTAATGCTTCTGCAAAAAATCCTTGCTTATAACCTTCTTCAAAAATATCGAGAACATCGCTCGCGCTATCCATTGCGATCTCGATATTTTGAGATTTCAATAAATCGTCTGCATTAGCCAAAGTAGCTATTTCTTCGATGAGATTCAATGTACCTCCATTTGCCCACTCTCCGCTTAACGGCTTCGGACAAACGTTGTGAACATCTTCATCACCGGCGAAGTATCCATCAATAAATACTCTTGCAGCCACTACGGATGAATCCTTATCAATGACCTTCTTAGCCATCTCAATCCCTTTAGACACTCCAAAGTTATGAGCGGCTTCTTGTAATGGATCTTCATATTTGCCCATTTTCCACCTCGTCATCATTAAGTAGTTGATTGACTCTCACGTACTGAACCCACGCGTAGTGTCCATCTACGGATGAAAGGCGCACGTATGCGCCAGTCACCCCACCTCTCTCATCTTTGACCTCGCGAATAACATCGCATGGTACAACATAGCCACCTGGAGCCAGACGGCCACCTGGTAACTTGACGTACATCAGATTAGCCTCAGAATTGCTTCCGCGATTGCGCCGATGTGACCACCATCTGTTCCGCCACGGCGTCGATATTCACTGTTTGCCTTCATCATGAACTCATATCTCGGCGTTGGGCGAGGATCATCTGGATCGTCATTGTGTACAAAGAATTTACGAGGCATCTTGTTCTTTTTGATATCCTCTGCCATCGCGATGACGATTGGATCCTTCATCAATCGCTGGCGGGTGGCCTCATAGTCATCTGATTCAATTACAAATTCAGTCATGCTAAAATCCTCTCAAATCTAGCGGTTTTGACCAGCAGTCTTCATAATGGCTCGTTGGATGTCCACAATCGACACAACCCCAACCTCCATTGACTATACAGCTACTCTGATTACTATCATTGGATTCCCACACCCTGGGCATGGCTGTTTCGGGTCTGCCACTATTCCACCCGAGTTCAACCATGTGATGCCTGCCTCATCAAATTTAAACTCATTCCATGTTTTGGCTTCGTCGCCTTGTGGATGATAAAAGCAACCGACTTCAGTCAGTTTGATTAGATGCTTACAATTTTGATCACCGTACTCTCCAGAGAATTTGAATGACTTACATGTACAACTTGACGGATCATATGGATTGACTGTCATGTTATAGACGTCAGTCTTTCCTATGATCTGGAAGTTACTTGCCCACATTGGACAACAATACATAGACTCAACTGTTAAGTCTGGCATTATTCACCATGGCCATGTAGCCAAAATCCTTCCATCATTGATACCGCCCATGATCTGAGCCTTGTGCATGCGACCAAAATGATTTGCGTTCATTGTACATATGAAGCCTTGATCGCTTACGCTCGCACATTTGCCTATGCTTTGTAGGAATCGTATATCTTCATCCCTAGGTGGATTGGGCATTTCACTTCTTTATTCCTTCCATCAGTTTCTCAAGAACATTCTTGTCGTCGCATCGCTTGACATGCTCACAGACATCTTCAGCCATAGTCGCTAGTTCCATCATCTCTTTGTTGAATTCGTCATTGCTCATTTAGCAAGTTCCTCCGCTTTGGTTTTCTTGAGCCATTCTTGGAACCTAACAAAACAACGCTCGTGGAAATCGAAATTTCCCGCCGTCTTCATATCGCGAGACTCTTGGTTCAGCTCAGCCTTCAAGACACGAAGTTTGTAGAAAGGCTTAACTAATTCCTTCCCACACACATCACATACTACGACACTAGCCATTTGCTTTCCTCCTTATTGGTGTGACATTTGTGTATAGAACAGCTGCATGGTCCATGGCGAAGCGAATATGGGCGCGTGCGGTCTGCATCGCATAGTAACTACGCCCAATAGCCATTGCCATTTCATACGTGGACTCATCCCTCTCAATCCCACGCATGACGCGATCGACCTCATCGTCCTCCCACTTTAGGCCAGTGCGGGTCGCGTTACGCTTGGTCTTTTCGACCATGCGCTTGAAGTCGCGCTTGCGCTTTTCCCAATTTGTTCTA